GTTGATGGATCTCCAATTGTAGTTTCCGTTCCCATTAAGAATAAATGCCTATCTCTATCTGATACAACGCTCATAATAGATGCTGTTGGAGCACCAGATACAACTGCAGCTCTTACACTTAATCTTCCTGGAGCTGAAGGATCCCAAGTATAAGTTGCCCCATTCTTAACTGTTGCAACTAAAATCTGTCCATAATTATCAAGTGACCAGGAACCTGGTGCAAGTGTAACACCAGCAGTATTTGATTCTTCTCCCCAATCAACCCAACTTGTTGCATTAGTTACAGTTACTCCATTTAAATGAGAAGCTGCTGTAGATCCATTTGCACCTCTAGTGCAACCTAAAAATTGTGTTGCATTTTTACTTGTGTAAGTAATTAATTCTGTACCAATATCTATTCGACCAGATGACGGAAATGCTGAAGTTGAAGCAACTGTAATAGTTGTAACTATATTATCTATTCCACCATTTAATGTAGTTGTAACAGATGTTGGAATTGTTCCACCCCAATATCCAGTTCCAAATCCAAATGCAGGAGTTTGAAATGTTGGTCCTATAAAAATATATGGAGTTGTAGTTAAAGTTCCACCTCCTGTAACACCAGTGCCTGTTTCGTTTGATGGCATTGTAACTGTAAAAGTTGAAGATGTTGGAACTGATTTAACTTCAAAAGTATTAGTTGTAAAATCTGCTGCTACATAACTTGTTGTAGGTAATCCTGGAGTTGTAACACTTGTAAAAATAATATAATCACCAACTTCTAATCCATGAGCTGTTTTATTAATAGTAACAGTTGCTGATCCTGTTGTAGATGTATAAGTGCAAGAAGTTAAAGCTGTTCCAAGTGGAGTAATATCAAAAAATTCTTGTTCATAGTAAATAACTAATAATTTAGAAGTTCCTATTGCTGCATATTTTTTACCATCTAATGCAGTCCAAGTATGCTGGTCTCTTGCAGGTCCTGCTAAGGTGCTAGAAACGAGTTGCTGGAATCCACCTATCTTTTGTGGTTCACCGTAACGAAATCTAATATTATCACCATCAATCCATTGCCCTTCGGCTCCGGTTGCAGTTTGTTGTTTATTAAATCCTGGCTTAAATTGTATCTTCTGTAAAGGCATAAGTATCCTTTATATAATATAAAACGATTAAATAACAGATAAATTATGACTTAACAATAAGTTCTTTTAATCTTGCTCTTAATTTACCTATTGTATCTGAATATTTTTCATTAATTTCTATTAATGTTTCTTTATGAAGTTCTAATTTTTCTATTCTTTCTTGAAACTCTTTATTCCACATTACTTCAGATTTTTTAACTGCTTTTTCCATTTCAAGTTTTTCTTCAAGTTCTTTTATTTTATTTTGTAATTCTTCTATCATATATTAATTATATCTTAATTTTATTCAAATTCAAACCAACCTGTTACTATATATTTATTTTCTAGTAAAGACACTTGACTTCTATGAGTATGTGTCCAATCTGTAGGCCATATTAAAGTTAATCCTTTTTTGGCTGGAGTTGTTAATTTTTGATATTTAAATTCTGTTCCTCCATCTTTTACATCATTTAAATAAGTCATAAAAACTAATATTCTTTTAGAAGTACTAGGATAAGATCTTTCAGAATGAAAAATTTTATACCCACCTCCTTTTTTATAATATTGTATATTATAATCCATTAACATAAATCTACCAAGTAAGTAAACTTCAGGATATTTTATAGAATAGTTATCTATACATTTTTGTAATTCTTTTTGATAATTTAAAAAAGGATATTCAAAATTATTATTTTTAATATAAAGATCTATAGAATCTTTTACTTGTTTATCAATTTTTATATTACTAGTATTTTCTTTTTTACTTTCAAATATTCCTTGTTTTTTTTCTTTTGATTTTTTAAAATGTTTTATTATGTCATCGCAAATTTTATTATCTATAAACCATCCACCTATAAAAGTTTCAACTGGTAATTTATATTCTTTCATAATTAATAATTAAACGCTAAACTAATTCTTTTATTTTTATTTTTATTTGGAGAAACATGGTGTCTTAAATGACTTCTAAATATTAATAAACTATTTTCTGCAGGTTTAAAATGACATGTTTCAAAAGATAAATTTGTATATTCTTTTATACTTATTGGAGGTAACATAGATTGATAAGGATTTTCAAAAGTTATAGTTGATCTTTTATTAACATCTTTTTCAGATTGAACATAATATACTGCTGAATAAATAAAATTAGGATGAGAATGATATTCTTGATAATCATTTTTATAGTAAAGGTTTATCCATCCTTCGATAGGATTTTTATATTTATAAATTGAACCAAACTTAAAATTAAAATAATTAACTTTATTATTAATAATATTTATTAAACTATTAAATTTAATATCTTTAACTATATTATATGTTTCACAAGTATTATTAATATTTGCTAACCAATTTTTACCACCTTTAGGAAATTTTTTTAAAATTTCTAAACTATGTTTTTTTAATTTTATTAATTCTTTATTTTCTAATATATTTTCTTCATAAAAAAATGCACTTGGAAAAAATAAATGAATATTAGACATTATTTAGTTAGAACAGTTGATGTTGCTATAACATATCTATTTTGATCAACAATTCCTTCTCTAGGAGAATGTTCAATATTTGATGGCCAAAAATACCAATTATTAATTTGCGGCTTTATATATACTTCATACATATCATTTTTAAAAAAAGTTCCTAAATTGGTTTCATTTAAATAAATTAATCCAGATATTTCAATATTTTTTTTATTATTAGTAAGCAAGTGATCATGCCAAGATAATTTTATTATATTATTTTTTAATACTAAAAATCCCCAAGATAGAGAAGAAATTACTTTATAATTTTTTTCTTTATAAACTTCACAAACATAATTATTTAAATTTTTAAAAAAAGAATTTTTTATAGAATTAAATTTTTTAAAGTTAAATAAATTAGCATCAGATTGAATTTTAGGATGTTTACAATTTATATGTTCATTACAACAAGGATTTTCTTTAATATATTTATCCAAAACAGATATTATTTTATCATTATCTAAAACACATTTATAATTTCTTAAAAACATTATTTTTTAAAATTAGATGGTAATCCTAAATGCGGTCTTTTATCAAAAATATTTTTATCAGAGCCTTCTGTATTTTTATCATTATAATGTAAAAAAACTTGTGCACAGTTTTCTCCTTCAAAAGATTCTCTCCAATGTTCTAATATATTTCCTTTATAAATTAACATATCCCCTGGATTTAAAATGATCTTAATTCCTTTACTTTTTGATGCTTTATAAATTTTTCCATCATAAATTCCTTCTTTTTGATTTAAATTTAAATAAATTGGCCATTTATCTCCACCTAAATTTAATGTTGTAGATATTTCACATGAAAACCTATCTTTATGACGTTTTAGTATATCTCCTTTTTTATAAATTCTAGCATAAGAATAATTTGGATTTAATTTTAATCCTGTTTCTTTTTCCATAATTGGAAGTAATTCAACGAGTAAAGTTTCCATTACTATGTCAGAGTAATGAGAATATGTATCTAGAACTTGTTCATCTTTCCAAGTGCCAAAATAATCTGTAAATGGAGATATAAAATTTGTATCAAACAGTGTTTTAGCAACAAGTCTTTTTAATAAAAAATAATGGTATATAAAATTTGCCATTTCTTTTGTAATAGCATTTTTAATTACACTATAATTATTTTTTTCAAAATTTATATTTTTCATAATTATTTAAAAGGATGTCCTAAATTCCAAATTACAAGACTATATCTAGTTCCTTTTGTAACTGGTTTTACTCTATGATAAACAAAAGAAGGAAACACAACAATTGATCCTCTAGGTAATATTTCCTTACATTTAAGATAACTTTGTTTTTCCCTATCCATTCTAAATTCTAATTCACCACCTTTATAATCTTTAGGATCGGATAAAGAACATGTAACAGATAATTTTCTTATTTTACCGTGAAAATTTAAATCCTCAGGATTATTGTATGGAATTTCATAGTTATCACAATGCCAATCATAAAATTGATTTAATTTATATTTTGTAAATTGACATGATTCTGAATAATCCCATTGAAAATTCCAACCAGCATTAAAATTTGCTTGATGAATATATGGTTGAATTTCTTTATAGATCCATTGATCATTCAACCAAGCAATATTTGAATTTCTAACTTTTTTTAAATCTTTATAATCTTTTTTAGATAAATTATTTTTCTTACCATAAGTTCCAGTTAAAGCTACCTCTTCTCTTTTTGATTCACCATATTTTATTAAATCATCACAAAATTTAGGTGATAATGCAGATTGAAAATACCAATAATAATATTTTAAATTCATAACTTCTTTTAGAAGTTATTTATACTAATTCCCAATCTAAAGTCAATGGATTCCAAATATAATTATTTTGAGCTCTTCCAGTATTTGGAATATCAAACCATGGTTTATCTTTAGCAGTCCATCTTTGATTTTGTTCATCCCATTCAATTATGTATGACACTGGTCCATCTGGATGATTTTCATTAATGTATTTTTTAGTAGGATAAGGAATAGGTGCTTCCCATTCTCCATTAGATTTATTTAAATTAAAAGATGGGTATGGTCGCTGAGAAATAAACATATTTATTTCATCATTATATATGGAATTTATTCCAGCATAACTTTTTCTAAATTTATTATTATATGAAGTTTGTTTCCATCTACCTCCTTTAAATAAATTTTGACAATATATTTCTCCATCGGGATGCATATCATTTTCTCCCAAAGGTCCGTTAGAAGTTGGAACATCATTCCCAATGACAACTACTCTTAAAACTATATTATTTTCGTCTAATTCTGCAAAATGAGCCATGTTCTTAAATTTTAAAATTAAAGTTTATAACACATCTTATCTGATTTTTAAAAGGATATCCAGCAGAATGTAGCATGTCTCCTTTAAAAAATAAAAATCTTCCTTTTTTAGGCGTTATTTTCTTATATATCTTGTGTTTTTTATATAAAATGGTTTCACCATCAGAATTATTTACATAGTATAAACATGTTATATTTTCGTTACCTATATCAATATGAGGAGTTCCATATTTATTTTTTTTAATGTTACTTTTTATTTTTAAATTTGCTTTTACTCTTAATAAAGAAACTTGATCTAATTTAAAATAATCAGCTATTTTTTTAGAAATTTCTTCAATAAGATTAAAATAACTTGAATTTATTTTTGATTGATCTTTTTCAAAATTTACAAAACCATGAACAAATTGTAAATCTTCAATCGTGTTTTTATTTTTATTTTTTAAATATATATCTTTAGAACAAGTACTAAATCTATTATTAATTTTTTCTCCACCTATATACCAAGGAAAATATGGATTTAATAATGCATCTTCTATTGTATTAGCATGGTTATTAGATATTAAATTATCTATAATAATATAATCTTTCTTTAAAAAATTCATTAAAAGTTAAGCTGCAGATACTGTTCCACTTACTGTAAATGTTGAAACTTTATCTCCATTTGGAGC